ACTCCTGTTCTTTTCTTATAATCTTGAATCCAATTATCAAGTTCTGCCTCGTAATCCCCATAGTCTGTGTGTTTGATAGCGAGTTGTTTTAGCCCGTGTGTTCCTGGGTTTTCATCAAACATATAGTGCATAAGCATGGTATCTTCAAAGTTCGGAAACTCGAAGTTAAAATGATATTCAAACCATTGTAAATCAAACTTAGCATTATGAAAGACTACTCTTTTCTTGTCAAATAACTCTTGCATGAGTTTCTCTGCCGTATTATCTATACACTCGCAGTCTACATAGACTCCATGTTCTTTTTTGTATGACATAGAAAAACCAAGCATATAACCATCTCTACAGTATAATGCTGATGTCTCAGAGTCAAGTGCTATGAAATTGTTGTCATGTTCTAGCGCATCTTGTAAATACTTATGTAATTGTTCTGTATCTTGTATGCCAAAGCATCTGTCTTTTCCTAGTGACTTTTGTACTAAATCTCCGCTTACATATCCCGTTATACTCTCAACAGCTTCCTCGAACGACTTCTTTGCCTCTGGTCTGAACTTAATCATTGCAGGGTTTATCAAAGCCAAAAATCTATCATCAATTATTTTTCCATTGTACTCTGTTATTGATGTCTTTCTCGTAAACTGTTTGAAAGGCTCAGAACCTACTAGAATGAGCCAATCGTACGCATCGATATCGATTTCGATATCAACATCTCTTTTCAAAATTTTCTGTTTTGAACTATCTGAGCATAACGCAAATCTGTCATGCTTGAAGTCAAAGTACTTATCATAGTTAGTACTTGACATTGTCTTTTCTATTATTGCTACATTAGCCATATAATTTTCCCTTTAATCTTTCTATTTCTGGTTTTGTTAAGTTGCCTGGGTCTACATTATCCCTTAGTTTTACTACTCTTGCACTTAACTCTAGTTTCTCAGCCAAGTCTTTTGCTTGCTCAGCTGCTCTTATGCCCGCCTCATCCCCGTCAAACATAATATCTATACCTTGAACACCTTGTAGTTTCAGTAGACTTAGTTTAACCCAATTCACTTGCTGTGTGCCAAATGTACACACAGTATTTTTGAGACCTTTGTCCCAAAGGTTAAGAGCATCAAATATGCCCTCTACCAATATAACTCTATTCTGTATTGGTTTTATTTTAGCTGGACAGAATGGCATTTCTGCACCATTCGGATAAATATAATACTTATTCATAGATAAGTCGTCCAAGCTTCTACCAATCAGAGCCACTGTCTTTCCTCGAATGTCACGAATTGGAAAGATGATACGATTCTCAAATTGGGGAACATTCCATGTGAATGCATCCCATATGTCGAGAGTCTCCTCAGATATATTTCTGAGTCCACCACCTTTCCATTTCACTCTATCCTTTGGGAGTTGGATACCGACAGTTTCGCTTTTAACTTTATTGATTGATTCTTTAATACGATGCATACGAACTTCCATTGGGGAAGAAGGTGCACCAAAATAGGTAAACAAGTTACCTTTATAGCCACATGAAAAGCAATGAAATATACCTGTAATTCTATCCACTCTCATAGAGGGATTAGTGTCATCATGCTCAGGGCTCAGACAAGAGATAATAGCGTCTTTACCTGAAAGACGATATTGAATTTTCTTTTCTTGTAAGAGTTCTTCAGCTATCATAATTACATATATTATAACAAAATTTTAAGGATTTGTCAAGAATTATTTTCCGCCTCCATAGTCCATCTGTAATAATCTTTTTCTATTTTATACTTTCCGCCTCTGCAATATACATCCACGATGGTACTATCAGTAAACAGAGCCGCACTAGCAGCTCCTGTTCCACAGCTAGGTACATATCCTACGCCTTTTTCCCATATGTCTACAAATATACTGCCATCATATAAGTCATGTACCATAATTTGATTTTCATCTAACTGAGTGTCTATTGTTTCTACCCAGTTATGTTGTATTATTTTTGTATCTCTAGTTATTTCTATTGTGTTTGGTTTATTTATTATTGGAGCTAGAAAAGTAATCTTACCATGTTCTGCTAACTCAGCATTAAAACATACTTCTGCAGTACTACCATCGATATTCCATATCTGACCTGTATTTATATTTTTCCATTGACAATAATCTATTTGATGTAAAGGATTAGTGTCTGCTAGAATTATAACTTGCCCGTTAACTTTGACTTGTGTTTCCACTCTAGTTCATCTCCTAATGCTTCATGTTCTAAAAATGTTGGGTCGTCTTCATAATACATTGACTTCCATACTAATTCTGCCATTTGAAACCAAACAGCAATTGCTTTGTTTCTAAAATCTTCATCACCCCATAAGTAATATAGTAGCCAGTACTCTTTATCAAATCTACATATTCTTATTTCTCTATCATGTAGTTCAGGAACTTCAGTCAATGCCCTTAGTCTTTGACTACCTGCTATGGGGTACCAGTTTGGCATACATAAAAAAGGAGACCGTATGCCTTCTTTTTTCAATGCTTCTTTTAGTGGTTCATTTATTGGTACATCTTTAATATTCTCTTGTACTTTTGGTTGCTCCAACATCCAACCCACTGTTCTCACATACCAAGTATGTGGCGGAAGTGGTACTAGTTCTGCTGTTTCTCTACTTACTCTGTCATTTGCCATCTTTCAAAATCCTTTTTATAAAATTCATATATTAACTCCGTTACATAATTTTCATCATACGGAGGTATTGTTCTATTAGAGTTATGCAAATGTCTTACTGGAAAACCCATTGCTTTCATGCATCCACCTTCCTCTAGTTTGTAAACTTTTACTTCGGGTTCTCTATAATAAACCCATGCTGGTAGATACATTATGTGATAACTACCTAATCTTACTTCACTTTTTTCGAAGTAATCTAAATTTTGTACTGTTCCATAGTAAGCGCCGTTCATTAATGAACTAATAGCTTTCTCACTCCATGTTACAAAATCCCAATCAATTATAAAATTATAATTATAATTGTGCTTGTAAAGACTCTCCCATCTTTTTAGTGGGTGTCTTATCTGTGTAAAGTACTCATAGTCTGGGTACTGTACTGCGAGTTGGTCATAAGTTGCGTGTATATTATTGTAAGAAAACTTACGAATAGGATATCCTGCTACTTTAGGATAGTCTTCTCTAACAAAATCTGCATTTAATCTGCCTTGCCAACTCCTATGTAACATTTGTCTTTTTGGATTATTTTCCAAACTATAGTAATGTTCTGCAATAGTTTTACTTACAGATATGCCCCCGCACTTGGGAATATGTATAAACCCTTTATTCTCCTGATGTATGAGCATCTAATAAATCCTCCATAGCTTCCTCATAAATAGGTCTAAAATCTTCTAGTGTAGGAAACTCTATTTTTATTGCGCTTTCTACATTACTGTAGGCAAGTTCGGCACAGTGTATATGCCATGCTTCTTCTAATTGTTTTTCTGTGTATAGTATCATGTTATGTCCTTAAATATTTGTAATACTTTTTTTCTATTATACCAAAGACCATTTAATATTATTTCATCTCTAGTCTTTGAATTTTCTATTATCCATCTAGGTAAACCTACTACATTCTTATCTTTAAATAGTCTCCAACCTTCTTTTGCTGCAATGATTACTCTCATTTTCTTTTCCTAAAATTCATAGATATAGCTATTCTTCTGCCTTTTGTTTTAGGAACTTTATGTTCTAAAACTCCTTGCCAAATAACTAACATCCCATTGTAAGGGTGTATTTCTAACTGCTCTTCAAAGATAATTGGACTAGCATTTGTGTCTACATCTACATAATAAACACTAGAAAAATCACAAGGAAAATGATTATGAGGTTGAGCATACTCCTCTTTTTCATATATCATAGCCCATAGATTAACAGGAAAATATTTTATTGGTCTAGGGTTAAAATGTTCTTGACTTATTGATTCAACATATCTTGTTACTTCATTTGCAAAAGGCATAAATTCAGGGTTGTCTTTATGTGTAGACCATCCACTTCTCCATGCTTTAACATTAGTTACCATTTCTTTTCCATCTAATAGTCGTTGCTTTTCAACTATTGTTTTTAAGTTCCACTTATCTTTAAGGATAGTAGTAAATACAGGCATTGATTTGTTAACATTATAAATCATAAGTATCTTCGCCTGTTGTCATAGTTTCTTTTAGTTCTGTTCGTTCATCTGGGTCTAAGGCACTATGAGGCCCAATCTTTAGTGTTTCCCAGTTCATTTCTGATGTAAAGTTTTTTACTGAACCACTTCTCATCTTATCACATTTGAACTTAATCGTAGGCTCTTCGTCTCCCCAATGCTGTATGCTATAAGCTGCATCTACAGCATCCAAGATTCCTTTCGCGAATCTTGCCTCTCCTTTCTCATTAGTCTGGAAAGCGGAGAGAACCAGAACTTTGCTCTCCTGCGCGAGAGCTTTGAGACCTTTTGAAATCTCAATTTGCTCAGTCCAATCATACTGACCTGAACGACCTGGTGCGTTGTGGCGTCTCACTTGGTTTAGATAATCTACTATTACTACACCCAAGTTTGGTAACTGGGCTTGTTTCTGTCTAACTACACTAATAATTTTTGCTAGTGTAAGTGACGGGTCATAATGAACATCAATTTGAGGGATATCTGCCAGCTTGTTTCTAGTAAGCTCGTAATGGAACTTATCGAAATCTTGGTGGTCTTTCCACTCAGCTAGCGCCTCTTCGCCATTGTTAAACCTAGCAGCCCACCAAACAGCAACTTTGTCCCACTCCATAGGAGTAAGATTTTTTGCTTTGATACGACCACTATTTATTCCACATTGTATGCCACAAATTCTTTGTAACATTTGTCTTGTGTCCATCTCTATAGTAAAGTATAATGCTGATGCGCCTCTATCTTGGGCTGCTGCAGCAATGTTACAACAAGTAAACGACTTACCACCACCACGGTGTCCGCCAAAAACTACCAAATCTTTGGGAGAGAATGTGTAGTCCAAGTCATAGTCTTGATTAAGACCGAGCGGCAAATATTTTGCTAAATCCTCATCTGAATCGAACAAAGGTACAGTTTCCATGTTATCTGCATCTTCATTAGTATCTACTGCGTCTTCCACATGGACGACTATTTCTTGCAGTAAATCAATATTTTCTCTAGCGTCAGAGATTGCGACTTGTGTGTCAACATAGTGTTCGATTTTATTTAGAATTTCGGATTGTGTAAACTGATTTTTTAGATAGTCTAATAGAATTATAGACGGAACATCTGTTTCTACACTTTCGATTGCATAGATTTTTTCCTGCAAGTCCCTTGAACGAACTTCCAGTTTTAAATCTTCAAATGTTGGCAAGTCATGATACTTATGAACATGCTTATCTACTACTCGCCATATTTTTCGGTACTCACCTTCTGGAAAATAGTGTTCCTTAAGACCATTCCAAGTCTCAAAGTCGCTGTTCGCAAGTAATTGCTTGAGTAATGCACTCTCTAGTGTCAAATTGTCTCTCCCAAAACAAAGTTAATTTACAAAAAAGGCGAGGCAATCCTAAGGGACTGCTCGCCTGAGTTAGAAATAAGATTAACCTATTTCTTTTTTAGCAGCGCCGTTATAGTCCGCGCATTGTAGACCTCTTCTAGTAAGCATTGTTTTCACGCCTCTTACAGTTTTGCCGATATTATCAGCAATTTCTTCAACAGTCATGCCGTCAATGTCGACACCTGCTAATGGGTCAGCTTTGCTTGAACCTTTAGTTTCTTTCTGCTTTGGAATAGCATTGATTTCGCCTGCTCTAAGTAGGGATAATGCTTTTCCTCTGATTGAGTTAACGCTTCTGCCTAAGCCTTCTGCGATATCCTCAATGAAAGCTCCATCGTTTACCATTGAAACGAATTGGCTTTCTTCTTCCTCGTTATAAGACTTAACAGTCTCAACTTTAGGAGCAGGTTTAACATGCTCTGTAAGTTGCATAGAAAGAATTTTACCTTGAATAGATTTAGCACTGAAGTGCCCACCTTCAAAGTTTGAAGCGATTTCTGCGTATGTGTAGACACCGCTATTGTCTTGCACGAATGTGCTAAGAGTTGCTTCTTGCTCATCTGAGAAAGATTTAGTTGCTGAAGCTGAAGCTAATTCAACCTCAAAACCCATCTTTCTTAATTTTGAACTAACACTTCTTACTGAAGTTTCTAGTTGCTCTGCAGCAGAAGCTACAGTTGCCTGTGATACAGGGCTTTCGTCACCAACGAAAGAAGTCAATTCTGCTGTTCTTTCGTCTGTCCATTTTGGTAATGCCATTTTAATTTTCCTCTAATAATTGCTTTACATTTGTTATAATAATAACACCTCGGTCACGAGCTGTTTGTGTTTTAGCTGACTCAATTCCCGACTCATTTATAAGATGAGTACAGTCTTTTGTTAGCGAGGACTTGACTACAAATCCATATTGATTTAGAACTTTTTCAGCAAATGCTTTAGTCGGATATGACTTCAACTTGCCTGTAATACAAACAACTCCTGTGACCGCTTTCTTCTCATTAATTTCATTATTCCAGTTGAACGGTAGTGTTGTCTTATAGTTGTTAGGATAATACTCAGTTTCTAACCACTGAATTAAGTTAGCTGATGCCTTTGGTCCGATACCTGCCTCAGTACAACTTTTCTCGCTAATATCTTCGATGTTTGATATTCTATCGCATAATTTTTGAGAAGCCGACCGACCAATAAGGGGTATGCTGAAAGCTGGTATTATATTGACCAACTCACTCTCTTTTGATTTTTCAATCTCTAAAAAGAGTTTCTCAGCTAACTTCGTACTTCCTAACCTAACCTGTATATCATCTACAGTAAGTTGATAAAGTTCTGTGTAGTCTTCGATTTGCAACTTGTTAAGAGTTGCTGGACCGAGTCCTTTAATTTTAAGAGTCGAGGCAAAGTGTTCTACTTTCTTATACCACTGAGCTGAGCACTGTGTATTCCTACAAAATAGTTGGTCATTAACCAATTCTAATTCACTGTTACATGCAGGGCAGTCAGTTGGTGGTATAATCTGTCTCACTTATAGTCTCTCTCTCCAAAATATACATATATTATATCCAATTTTTAAGCTCGTGTCAAGAACTATTTTTGACATGGTATATCAAAGAAAAAATAACCAATATTAATTATCCTCCCCTTCATAGATATGGGTGTCCTCAACCATATTTCTGTTTTCCCATTGAAATCTAAGTGCTTGCCACTTCTTAACTAAAAATTTTATCCAATTCTTTATCATATATGTCCTTCATTATTCTATTTGCCATTAACTCATGTCCTTCCTCTAGAGGATGGTCTTTCGGTCCGAATGGCACCTTGGCTCTCTTACACATAGTATAAAAGCTTTCATCCATTATGAAAGGTAATTCTCTTTCATAGTCATTTCTTCTCATATGTGGTACTTGCCATAAATTATTTGCTCCTTCCCATCTATTTTCATCTAGGATTTTCATTGAAGGGCCGAGCTGCCCATCTGACATAAGATAAAATAAGTAAGGTATCTTTTGAGATTCCAAAAAATACTTTGTACTTAACATATAGTGTAAACTATAAATTATATTATATCTCATTGTTCTTGTTTGTGTGGAATGTCCTTGTATTGCTTCCCACTGTTTTAATCTCATTCTAGGGTGAAAATGTGTTTCACTCTTATCACTAATTTCTAAAGTATTTTTATTAAAAGCATATCTTATCCATACTGCACTTCTCCATGCCCCTAAGTCATCTAAGAACTCCCATCTATTTAGGTTAGACCATACAATAATTGCTAGGTCTGGTTTCTCTCTTAAACAATCATCTAGAGTTGTTCTCCATATTCTATCATTACTTCCTCCAACCTTAGAGTTATCTCTGTAATCTGCATCTAAATTTTTAGATACTTTATATGCAAAAGAGTCCTCTGGTCTATTCTTTAGTTCCATTCCTCTAACAAAGCTACAACCATTCCAATAAATCAAAATACTCTTACTCCATACATATCTTGAAAGTTAGCCGCATCGTCTAATGTATTTACCATTGGCTTTCCTTTTATATTTAAACTTGTATTTAACAACATAGGTACTTTAGTTCTCTCATAATATTCTTCTAGTATTGGTCGTAGTATAGAACTACTATTTTTCTTTACCACTTGCACTCTTGCACTTCCATCAACATGACTCACTGAACTGTAATCATGCTTGGCTTGTGAGACAAACTGCATATACTCATTAGTATATCCGTCAAAATATTCATCTACAAACTCTTCAAGTATCGCGGGGGCAAAAGGGCGAAATTTTTGTCTTCGCTTAATGGTATTGACTGTATCTTTAATATCGTAGCGAACATCACCAAGCAAAGAACGATTACCGAGCGCACGAGGCCCATATTCTGCTTTTCCATTTGCAACTCCTACTACTTTTCTTTTAAGTAGTGTATCGACTACTAACTTAGGATTACAACTTCTTGTTATATCATGTCCTAAGAAAGTATCTTTAAATTTAATTCTTTCTTTTGTATGGGCTAACACACAACCTAGTGCGCTCCCTGCATCCCCAGGATTTGGGAATATCCACATATCATCAAACAGTTTGTGGATTTTACTATTTGCTACACAATTAAGTGCAACTCCACCAGCATATGCAACTTTTGGTCCATACTTTCTTGCTTTACCAAAAATCTTTAGAAGTTCTACTTCTAGGTGTGCTTGTGCCGATGCGGCTATATCTTCAGGTGTATGCCAAAACCACTTTCTTAGTGGTATACCTTTGTGATGATTTTCATGTATAAAAGTAAGCATATCAATACATGGTTTCCCATATGCTGCCATACCCATTGTTATGTACTCATCTTCATTTGGTTTTAGTCCTATTCGTTTCGTGATTGCACTATAGAATAATCCTAGTGACCATGGATATTGTTTACTCCATACTTTCTTGCCGTCTACCCATATAGTTGCTGTATCAAACTCTCCGATAGCATCAATTACTACTGTGCTGTCAGGAATGAAAGGAGCAGTATAAGTAGCAGCGGCAGCGTGAGCTTCATGATGAAAAATACCTCGTATATCATAAGGTCTGCACGCCTTTCTTTTTGCCATTCCGTGAGTCTCTCGTCTGACATTCTTGATATCAGTATGTTCATAAAAAACCGTTTTATCATAGTCATATGTATCTTTTAATTCCTTCATATACTTATCAGGTATATGTCTATCATTCTTTTTGCCTGTTACTCTTTCTATATTAGTAGCAAACAATATTTGTTTATCTTCCACTACTGCTACTGCAGCATCGTGAAAGCCCTCGCTAATTCCTAAATATATCATTCTTTTTTGGAAATTCCTCCAGTATCTTCGAGGTAATCGTAAAACACTCCGTGTGACCCCCGAACTTATGCGCTGTCTTGTGCCTGTCATTTTTATAAATCTCGTGTAGTTTTTGTTCCCATCTCCAGCAATCGTATAGATTCCCCTTCCAAATTCTCTGTATTCTGATGTCGTAGTTTGTAAAGCCACGCCCTCTTCGCACTACGTCTTTGAAGGTTCTTCCTTTTGCGATGCCTACTTTTATAGTTTCTCGTTCCCATGTTTTCATGTTTACCAACACAATGCCATACAGCACGCCTTCCTGCTCTCGTTCTTCAGGATAGTTATTAAAATATGTCTGATTGTATATTCCGCCAGCCATTATTTTAGTTTGTTTCTAAGTTGTGTTGTGGAGAAAGAATGTGCTCTACTCGTATAGTAGATTTCATGTAATCCTTTTCCTGTAAAATGTTTATCTACCCAATCTTCTCCAACGAATCTTAAATCTATAGGTGTAGCTTCTAGTAAGTCTAGTAAGCTTTGTTCTGTGTCGTAAGGTATGATTTCATCTACATACTTTACTGCTGATAATTGGACATATCTTTCAAATACTGACTGAATAGGTTGATTCTTCTCTTGTCTGTCTATGCTAGGGTCTGTTTGCAATCCCACTATTAAATGGTCGCACTCACTCTTTGCCTCTTTTAGCATAACGATATGTCCTGCGTGAAGCAAATCAAATGCTCCACAAGTAAATCCTATTCGTCTATCCATTCCTGTTTTGGTTTCCTTCTATGAAATGTTCCTTCTTGTTGTTTGTAGTAGGATTTATTAGCTGTTTGTTTTGCGTTGTCAAACTCTTTACACTTAGGGCATTCTCCACATTTTTCATATCCTACTATCTCTTTTCCGACTTTTAATGTTTTTATTTTTTCTACTAAATGTGGTCTATCTTTTAAACTTGGATAACAATACCAAGTATTTTTATTAGCAAACTCCCACAGCTTTCCATTCTTTGCAATCATTGATAATACTTCTGACTTCGTAAGCATTTCAAATGGAAATAATTGTAGAGGTGCTTTCATAAATTTATGGGCAGCTATCCCATGTAAATCTAACTGAAAGGAGTGCTCTGCTAAATAAGCTCTTGTTGGGTATCGTAGTTGTAATCTTTGTAGTAAAGAATCTTCACTATTACCACCCCAAACCATGTATTTCCAATCTCTTGTATTTCCTAACAATAGCATTGTACAGGCAGATACATACATATTTACCATTAATGCTAGTGAGTTTTCTGCAGGTAAGTGAGAATATTCTACTACCAATGGAAACCCAAAGAAGTCTGCTTGTTTCTTTGCATAAAATAATTGTGCGTCTTTAGCTGGGTGGTTGTTTGGATTGTTGTATAGGTGAAGTGCGATAGGGTTTAATCCATTTTCTTTTGCCCACCATAAACTAGCGAAACATTCTAGTCCGCCACTAACATTTACAATACTGTCCGCGTCTTTAGGAACTGGCGGATTTTTGTAATAACCTTCCAAACTTTCTCCTCTCTTTGTCTGATACTTTTCTATTACAGTGTGTGCATATTGGGTTTGCACTTCTGTTTCCATTTATCAATTCTTGTCTAAGTATTTTTAGTTCCTCGTTGTCTCTCCATATGTCTATCCAAGGTTTGTCTGCAAAATTGCCATATACATTTGTATCTGTCCAATCATTACAACATAACTCAACATCTCCATTATGATGAATCCAACATCTATAATATGGAAGAAAGCAAGGTGTATTTATTTCTGACCTATCTGTTGCTATTCTCTCATATAACTCTGTTCTGTTTTGCACTTGAACTGGAGTTTCTCCCCAATCCTCTGGTTCTAAACTTTGGTCCCAATACCTGTGCTTAGCTCGTGGAAGTATCTTTTTCCTTTCTTCCATCTCTTCTTTACTCGAATAACAATTCATTATTATCGAATCAAACTGGTCAAACCAATAGAATTTGTCCTTTAGTTTATAACCATTAGTCAAAATTCTAGTCTTATAGGTTCTATTCTCGTGATGTAAAATTTCCACAAGTTGTTTGAATTTTGGGTGTAAACTGTTTTCGCCTCTGCCTGTAAAACAAATAAACCCAGTATAGCCCTGTGAATCATCTACAAATTTTTGAAATAGGTCTACACTCATATACTCTTTTTTATTTGGATATGAAGCTGACCTTGGACAATAATTACACGATTCATTACAGATGCCACAAACATCTATATTGACTACAAAAGGTTGTTTCATGATAATACTTTAGAGAATATTCCTGTAAGTAATATAAAACACGCTATTCCATTTAAAAGTATTAAAGCTCTATCCTTCCAGATAAATGCTACAAATAACCAACCTAAACAGCCGATAAACGATAGTATTGTATCAGCAAGATTTGATATTCCTGCTGACCTAATAACCATAGCTGTAAGCAAAATACCACTAGCAGTCCACTTGATATACCAATCAGTAGTCTGTTTCGGTGTAGCACTTTTATAAATTCTTTTGCTGTTTTCCAGCTCTTTCTTTGCATATTTAGTCATTGTTCCTTTGCCAGTCAATCATAAGATGGACTCTGTCATTATCTCCGTTATTCCTTGTACCATGCAATTTGTCATGGTTACATATTTCCCACATCTCTCCAACTTTCATATTCTTAGTTTCTTGTCCTACTCTAAAAATACATTTATCATTAGTTGTAACTGGTATGTGAATTCTATTTGTGTTTTGAAAGAACTTGCCTTTATCTTTGTGCAAGTCTATCTGTGTTCCTGCTGGTAATTTAGTAAGAACTATTGTTCTTGAACTTCCTTTACCAAGTATACCCGCTAGGACTTGTTCAATCTTTGCCAGTTCTGTTTTTAGTAATTGGTAAGAAGGCCACTTTAGTGCCTGCTCTAATTTCATATCCCATATCAAAGGTATAGTAAAGGTATCTTGCATACCAAACCTTTGCTCTTGGCGTTCTGTATAATCATTCCAATTTAAAGTATCTATTACTTTACTAAAGAACTCAGTATCTACTGTGCCTAAGAATCTAAAATTGTTTGTATTATCTGCCAACATAATTCTTCATCTGCATGAAAATCTGCTATAGGACATAACATTTCGTCCTCTTTATTATACACTCCAAGTCCTTCTACTTCATCATCGTTTTCCTGCATTGTCATTTTTGTAATGGCAGGTGTTAAAGCATAAGCAATATGAAACTCACTAGCGCGAATCCCATAGGACTCTCTTTCATAATAAGTTTCTACAGTTCTTTTATCAAGTCCTATATTCTTTTGAATTTCTTTTATCCCTTCTCCACCTTGTGATTTGGAACCTTTTCCAACACAAGTTATACTTCTAAGAACCATATCCCCAGGGTGAACAATTACTGCTCTCTGGTTACAGAATGTGCCTTTCATAATCTTAGACACAAAACTATCTCTATGGTTATGGAATTGATTTACTACTACTGGAGTAAGCTCTGGATGGTAAAAGTTCCATCTCACTTTCTTACTTTCCATAATCCAAATAAATCCAAGTCCATTCATTCTTGGAGCTGTAGGCATATTTTTAAAGTATTCTAAATTCATACTCGTCTTACTACTCTAGGTATTATTTCTCCACTTCTTATCACTTCAACATTACAGCCAATCTCTAAATCTAGCATTTCAATATATGCTTGATTATGTAGAGTTGCTCGACTAATAATTGCATCGCCTATAATACAAGGAGATAGAATTGCAACTGGAGAAACTGCACCAGACTTACCGACATTCCATTCAACATCTAATAGTTCAGTAACAACTCCTGCCTGTCTAGTCTTTAGAGCGAAGCTACCTCTAGGGTGGTGTGATGTGTGGCCTAACGATTCAAAATATTTGTTAGAGTCGACCCTTACAACTTTACCGTCCTGAGGAAACATGCTGTAATCACTTTGTGTGACAGTTGAAAATCCATTATCTACAAGCTCTCTCATATCTTTTACCCAACTATCTGTTAGATATGGTTGAACACCATACGCTATGAAAGTTAGATTTCTGGATTTAAATTCTTCTACATCTTTGAGATTCAAAGCACCACTCGCATAGTTTCTAGCGTTAGGAATACTTTTGGGAGCAACTACTTCTCCAGTAATTTGTCTTACTCCATAAAGATTATCCAATCGTTCTGGCACTATACATCTCATTTTATCAGTAATAACTAGACCTTCCTTACCATCTCCACGAGTGAGCGCCCCTTTTAGGTCGCCATCTATGTAAGTTAAAGACACAGCAGCGCCGTCCAGTTTGGCAGTCATTATGTGTGGTTGATTGGTGTCCCAGCTTGGTTCTTTATCTTCGCCTACAAATACTTTCTGTAGGGAGAACATTGGGTAGATGTGTTTGTAACGATGCTCGGTAGACGAAAATCCAACTTTGTTTTCAAGAGCAGTATTTTCTACTAATCTGTCATACACATCGTCAGGTATTATAGGTGTACCTTTCGCATACATTTCATTACAATATTCTAGGTATTCTGATTTATTCATAAGAATATTATACAGAATTTTTAAGGATTTGTCAAGTACTATTTTTTGGAGCTACGGATATATCTTATCGAGAACTTCTTTGAAATGAGTTTCTAGTACTCCTTTTACCTCACTAATAGAGAGTATCTCCACTAATGCGTCAAAGAGTTCTCTGGTATTATCTAAATCAATAGGTATGGCGATACCATCCCTCGTGGGCTTCCATTCTTCATCAAAGTCCTGATAATACTTTCTAATATGTAAGTATTCGGTGTTCCGAAAAGTGTTCACCATAACATAAATCTTTTCTCCTTTCTCTATATTATGGTGTATTACTTTTTCGTACACCGCTGGTGCTTCATGTATTTCTATCATTTTTCAATATCGCTGCTAAAGGAACAATAGAAGTAACATTATCAGGCATCAGTAGTCTGTAAGAGTCGGTATCCCAACAAAACAATAGAACTTGTCTTTGATTGGGCTTAGCTCGATTCCTTTTTGTTTGTATGTGCTTATTATCAAAATCCATAGTACATACATTGTACTTCAATCTGCGACTGTTTTGGCTTCGATAAGTAACGATTGCATCGCCAGCATCATGTAATTTCTTTACAAAATCGTCTTTCTTCATCCGTATCCTTGTGGGTGGTTAATATCTATTAGCGTCCCAACAATGGTATCGTCTTACAAGGTCTTTTCTAAAGATGTAAAAAATTGCAGAGGGCGTTGCCACCCTCCACAGTTCAGGGGTAATTAATCGTTAAGTTCGTTAATTAGTGTTGTGAAATACATAGCAGCCTTACCTGTTAGCTTGCTTATGATTGTCATATCAGCTTCTTTGCCCATATCACTTATCGCACTTGCTAGTGATTCTTGTGCAGCTGCAACATTTACTCTGCCACCGCCAGTGCCACCACTAGACTTAACTGCTGGAGTTTTCTTTACATATACGCCAGCTTTGGTAAGAATCATTCTGACACCATTTGGGCTCTCGCCTAATTCTTCAGCAATCATCTTAACAATCTCCATACTATTGTCTGGAGTTGGTTCTTCTGCAGTATACATCTCTACTGCCTGAGCTTTGCTTTCGTCTGTCCAATTTGACATTCGTTTTCTCCTTTGTTTGTAAAACTCAGGCAGACCTGGAGCCCAACCTGTAGCTTCACGCATTTGTGTATAAAATCTGTCACTCATATTGACTTCTTTCCATTAATATAAATATATTATATCCGAATTTTGAGTTCGAGTCAAGAACTATTTTTTAGAGTCTATAGCCGTAGGTTTCTATATCTTTGTGATACATTAGGTATACTAAACTTTTAGTCTTTAATGTATACCATCTATCCCACATGGGAGTGATTTCTATAGATGACAAAATGGATGTATCTTTTGGATGTAGGTTTTTGAATTTTAATTCTTCTTCCCATGCTTCCAATCTGACCAAGTGGTCACACTCTTGATACATTTCTGTTTGTAACTGTAAGGGATTTTCTTTTACCCAAACATCTAAACCTATGTAATTTAAACTTAAAAAGTATTCTGAAACAACTCTTTCATAAGGATTTCTTATAATACCTATAGTTTCATTTTCGTAGTTTAGTATCATTTAGTTCCTTATTTAGTTTTTCTACTTGTTTATACAACTCATATAACTGTTTAGTTTGTTCAGCTACCATTTCTTTTAGTATTTCTACTTCAGTCTTTTTCATTTGAAATTTCTTTTTAGAGTTTCTAACTTATCTTCTACATCAGTTAGTCTACCAATCTCTGCATCTAAAGTTTCTATAATATCTCCGTGTTCTGCTAGTCCTACATGAGAACCTAATAACACTTCAATATTCATTTTATGAGCTTCAATAGCTCCCTCATAAAACTTAATCATTGCTTTAACTAATTTTTCTCTATAATTATTCATTGTTTATCCCCCATATATGCTGGTATAAATGCTTTTAAAAATCTTTCTTGATGTCTTTCTAGTAATATAATGTGAACTAAGAAAGGCAGGCATAGTGCTGAAAAGAAGGCGAAAACAAGTCCGCCTAACCAAGCGTATCTATATCCTAAATTCTTTTTATCTATCAATCCGATAATTTTTATTGCTGGTATGTAAAGGGTGTATATTGCCATCCCCACTCCAGCAACCCAAAACGATGCCACAATATGTATTGTGTCCATGTGTTTTCCTTTTTTTACTTTCGTACTTGACTAGTCTAAGTATTCTTGGATATGCCTAAGACTTCCTAAATCGTAAGCAAGAGCACTGCCATAAAAGCCTGCTCTATCTCCATCCATCCATGGAAAGTATGTATTACTTAAATCACAGGGGTCTAATACCCACAACTTGTAACACTTACATCCATACTTGGCTTCGTAGTCCATATTGTTATGTTCTGCTAGTACTTCTGCCATTCTATTTCTTTTGGCAAACCATACTTTTTCCCCGATATTAAAATTTTCTCTAACACACTGCTCAGGAACCATTGCATTTCTCATTCCTTCATAGTCGCTGTCTGCTAGTTTTTGAGGTATTCCTAGTCTTTCAATGATAGCTTTTATAAATGCTGGAGACCTGTATAAATCTCCTGCTATTTCTGATACATTTGAGCCATCAATGTAAGCTCTTACTACTGCCCTTATTTCATCGGGAGTGGCAGCTTTACCTTTGTTTTGTGCTTTTCTTCTAGCACGGAACTCAATCATTTCCTTATGTTCGTCAATGATTTTTTGTAACCTACTTGTATTGTAAGTTATATTTAGTATACCACAAGCTTCTTTCTTAGTTATTGGCTTACTATCACCTGCTGGTTCTAGTAAACTAATTACCTTGGTTATATTCGCTTGTGTTAGATTCTCGTGTTTCTTGATTCTCAACTTCTACCCCTAGTAACATTATTGCGTAATGCAGAATCTTAAGTAAATCCTGCGTATTTTTTCCATCTTTCTTTCCATATCTTTGGGCATACTTTATGATATTTCCTAAGCAAAACCCTTCTCCATGACCAGCATCAAAGATGAACTCGGTTGACTGGATTTTATTCATACTGTAGTGGCTACTGTATGTTTGTCTAATATGATTTTGTAGCATATTTAGTGCTACATCTTCATTAAATTTATTGTCTTTGTATTCACTCATTTTTTGTTTATAGTAAAAAAGCCGACTTGCACAAGTCTGCCTGTTCGTTTATCGTGTCCAAATCCTGCACAGAATGGAGCATGCCAATAATCTGCAGGGTATAAGATACACCTGTTATACAGATTTCCAACATAAGTATGAAGATTAAACTGGTCATCTTCTTCCCATATCTGTTTAAACCCGTGCATAGGTTTCTTTAATTTTTTATCTTTATGCAGTTTGCCTGTTTCTTTCGATTGAAATAACCCTGTTCCTCTAGTTAGGTCATCAGTCTTACTCAAATAAATGACTGCTGCATATGCTTGACCCCCCATTTGATTACTTGTATTTTCTAAATAACCTGAACAGTCATGATGCACCCAGTTATAATCTGCATCATCTTCTAATGATAAAGTAAATGCTGTATTACTATTCTTTGTTGGAAAGTATTGCATTTTTGCATTTAATAAATTTTCCCATCTATTTCTACAATATATGAAGTTTTCATCAGAAAAACTACTTTTTGTTCTACGACCTGGAAAGTTCGTAGTAACTTCTCTACGACCTGGTCTAAAAAACATAGACAAGGCACTATCCCTGACTTCATCAGGATTAGGATAGAAGTTATCTTCTATTACAATCACTTGTTTAGTTCATCTAAAACATCAAGTCCACCTTCGATTTTTGCTAAATATTCTTTTTTAGCCGACAGTTGTCCTTCTAATAAGGCAATCTGTTCTTCGGTCTGAACTCTTTGTGTATTTAAATTCTGACGCAACATATCTCTATGTTCCATAGTATCTAAAGGCTCTTTCTTAATTCCTAATAATACATCAAGAGGTGTGTCTTTTGCCATGTTTTCTTACTCCATTTCCTAGATGAACGCTTTTGCCATCTGATTTTCGCATAACAATCGGTCTAAACCATCTACTTTTAGCAAGATGTTTTTTGATTGCAGCTTGTTGTTCTTCTTCTGTAGTTCCTTCATTAAATGTGAATGTAAATCCATTCTGTTCTACTTTTATCATCTTGTTATCCGTTGGTCATACCATGCAAGACCTTCATCCCACCAATGGGGTTTGTCTCGGTGTGACCACTTGGCGAATGTCGCCTTGTCTGTGTGATAGTATAGTCGATAACTGCCCACAACATCATCTTCGTCTTTCAACTCATCTGGCATTGCCATACCAAAAGGTGTCTGCCCTACGCGAGGGAGGTTTTTGGTATCGGGCAGTTTATTTACTACTTCTACTACCGACTTGTGTTGCTTACCATAACGATAGTGGTATTCATCGTTTAGTGCATTTGCATAGCAATGTGTCCACTCATAGTTATCTAGTGATGACCTTGTCCATATCGTGCAAGGATGATTGTACATCATTGGTAGATAAGGTGTTAATGGTCGTTCTTCCATTGGTAAGTCTTTTATCTTTGCCTTTTCCTCATTGAGGATTTTACTTTCTTCTTTGTTCAAGGCACGGGGAACAAAGCCAAGTACATGGTCTACCCAAATAGCTGTGCACAAAAGCTGTGCAGCTTCAAGGGGCATCTTTACTATGTGTTTATCCACATGGTATTCTGCACACTTGTCCATATCTTCATCTAGGTAAAATAAGTTCATTTATCTCCAGCACTTATATTCATTACACTCGCCTGTTTTGTAGTCTACCATCTCACCACAAAACTCGCAGTCATCCCAATACCAAGTCTCGAAGGACTTTGTTTCTGAGTTCCACATTTGACAAGTCTTTTTGTTTGTTGTATTTTCATTCATATGTATATTATACTAAAAATTATCACTGCTGTCAAGAACTATTTTTTGATTCATGGCAATACGGACATTTCTGCCCAAGAGCAACGAAAACAGTTTGCTTTCTAACCTTGCAGAAATGCTTCCACATGGTTTCGCCCCAGGACAGATATATCTTTATCATTTTCCAAATGCTCTTCCTGCCTCGCTGATTCCAAATGCTCCTAGTGTAATCACTACAAGACTGGTAAATATGGTATCACTAATAACTAAATCCTGTCCCCAGAACGCTGTTACTAAATCACACCCAGCAAAAACAATAAGCATAAAGAAAGAAATGAATCCAATGATGGCTTTTTCATTAACATCATTGTCATCTAGAAACAAATCCATAAACTTTCTTTTTGGTGGTGCAAGCCTTTTTCTTGCCATTTCGGCTTCCATCTTCATTTCTTTGATAGTATCTTCGGACTTATCGAGTTTTTCAATAAGAGCCATATACTTATCTAAGTCTATTTCGACTTCATTTCTGTCATTATCCTTTGCCATAGTTTTCTCCTATGGTTTCCAGTCATACCAACTACTCCTTTTATATGGTTTCCCAGGAGTTGCCTCATGGAAATGAAAGCTAATTGATATTCGTGGACTTAGGGTATCAACCTTATGGTATTTACCCTTTGGAATATAAAGCAAATCACCGTCATTTAGGTCTACTACTTCTTCCAAAGTAGCATCATTGGGGCGATAATTCCCTTTAGTTGCAAACTCTTTATAAATGTACCAGCGTATATTTCCTCGCACATGAAATAAAAAGTTGTCCGTAGAATCAGCGTGAATTGGAAAACACTTAGCATCTTCTTGTTTGCTACAATAAATGTTAGCTTGTCCTATACCATAATGTTTTTCAAACTCTTGACATTGCTTCCACATTGTTTCGTTTAGGAACTCACTCAATGTCAGTATAAAACTACAACCTTGATTCCATAGATTGTATATTTCTTCTCTACTTTTCTTTTCTGATGATTTCTTTTTACACCATTTATTACCATCAGGTAATACTATTTGTAGTTGGGGCGCTCTGTCCCACTGTCCTATTTTTATTTGATTCAAATAGTTATCTAATTCTGTCCAACTAAAATGATTTTCAAACTTAGGTTTATTTGATTTAATGTAAAAATGTCTTTTACCTTTATACTTATCATAAAAGTTATCTATACCCACAGGGGCTATAAGTTCGGTAAAAGGAATCACTTGATTCCTCCTATCATTTTTACTATTTTATTATACCTCCAATACACTTCCATAATATCTTGTCTGTTATGGGAGGCTTTAGCATGGGGGTTATACTTTGGGTGCCAAGGTTGATAACTTAACGCTGTAAGATGCACCTGCCATATTTCATCTAATGGTAACTGTACTTTCTTAAAATTTGTTGTTCTTTTCTTATGTCCTTTTACTTCTGGTTCGTAAAAAGCAGAAGTATCCGAGCCATCAAAACTATTCCATCTACAGTCTAATTCTTGAACTATTTTTGATGATTCTTTTCTATGTGGCGACCCTATCTTCTCCATAAAATACCATTTGTAAGTTCCATTCCATTGTGCTTGCACACTTATTGGGTCAATCCAGTCTTTTGCTTTTTCACAGTCTATTAACATAACACTATCACACCACCAACCTCTTGCGTGTTCTGTATCCTGCCACTTTTTATCATTCATTTGTAAACTATCCCAAACCATGCCAAAAGGTTTGCCTTTTAAATTAGTTTTCCATAGATGGTAAATATCTCTAAAATTTATCATATCTACATCTGTGTAAATTGCTCTGCCTTTAAACCCACATAGTTCTGGTATTGCATATCTAAAGCAAGTAAATGGTGTTCCCCATCCTTTTCTTTTCCAGTCAGGAAACATACTAGGTCTTAGAAATGTAACTTCTACTGGATGGTCTGTATTCTTAAATATACTATACAAATAGATTGATTCTATTGTCGGTTCTTCATGTTCACTTGTTCCTATAAACAGTCTTATAGGTTCCTCATCGCTAGGTCTTCTGCTTAGACCTTTCTTAAAGATACCTGTTTCTTCATTACTCATCGTGATGCCTGACATAAGCTATCAAATCTCCTTTTACTAAATGGGCGTTCATATTCCAGATATTACCTGTGCTAATATGTTCGCCCTCAAATCTCATATTAAGTGTGTTCTTTTTAAAATCATATAAACCATACTCAGTTACTTCTAGCATTTGAGTTAATGTTGTATAATCTTTACCTACAATTATTGGAATCTTTCCCTTTTCTGCTCTTAAAACATAAATTTGGTCTCTCTTTTTAATTATGTTTGGTAGCATAAAACCTTTTTCTGTGGGTCTTACTATCACTAGCTTTTCTATCTGCTCTTTGAATGAACCATGTATACTAATATCTTCTAATACTGTGCGTCCATGCTCTCTCCAATAAGGAAAAGTACAGTTATATGTTTCCATTCTTTTTTCAGGTGTAAACTCATGCCACATTAAAAAAGTATCACACCAAGGAAACTGACTATCTCGTTGTCCATCCATCCATTTATCTACTTCTGCCCCTAGTTTTGCTAAACTTTTTGGTAACTCTACCATACTTGTGATTCTCCTCGTATAAACCCTACTAATACATCTCTCTTGCCCCACTCTAACGGTGTGCTTTCATGCAAGTGAAAAGATGTGAATATTATTAAACTTCCTTTGTCTTTCATTGTTTTAAATTTGTGTCTAAATTCCGATTGAGGCATATCACTTATTAGTCCTTCAAACTTGGGGTTACTTAAAATATCAGGTCTACTATATGTTTCTGCTACTTCTAAGTTACCACCCCCATAATCTAAAGGGCTACTCAATTGTATACTTAAACTTATCTTTCGCATAGATACTCTATTCTTTATCATATCTAGCGTTGGTCTGCAATCTCTGTGTGCAGTAAAAAATTGTCCTTTCTTTTTGTATCTTATAAAGTTAAACTCATGCTGTGGTCTTAAATGGTATAACTTAAAATTATATGTTTTATTATTATAAAACTCTACAGCTTTGTATATCTTTTCATACAAACTTTGTGTTATATCACATTGCCATATTCTATCACAATCTCGTAAGTCAAGGTCAATACCTCGATATCGAGTTCCAGCTGGTTTAAATTGTTTTGTTTGGATTCGGTAAAATTCATCTATCTCTTTGTTTGATAGGAAATTAGGTATGTGACCACATATGTCTGAGGGATTATTTTTGTCCTGACTGATTTCTAATCTCATCTTTTACCATTTGTTTGATTGTTTCTAATAATCTGGGGTAGCTTTCAAATTCTTCTATATCTTTTGAAGGGTGTGCTATATTTTCTAAAGCTACCACCCTATCTTCAAGTTCTTCCAACCACTCTTCGTTTTCTTCAAATCTTGCTTGTGCTGGTTCGTGGTTGTCAAACCAATCAGCGTGTTTTTGCATATCCCTTTTCCAGAATAGCATTTGAAGAAACTGTTTAAACATTTTTAATGAATTGTTCAAGGTTTTCGAACGCTTCGTTGTATGTATTTTTTATTGATATGTCCATTACAAATCTAGGAGTATCTCCCATGTTTCTATCACTCATCCAAGTAGTAGAGCCGTCAAGCTCTCCTATTAAGCAAGTCCAGTCTTTTGTATCTGCTGGTCTATGCCTATCGGTAATCTTTGTTCTTTTACCATCTTTAATATAATTTGTAAATCCATGTCCACTATTGTGTATAAATTTTACAAATTTTCTTGGTTTATCACCACCATTATGCCAACCTGTCCACCCTGTTGCTGGGGGTTGAAATAATATTGTATCGTAATAGAACTTACCTAACACTTCTCCCATTGCCATATCGTTTATAGCTCCAATCAAAGCTCCTGTTAATTGCTTATATCTAGCTGTTGCTGTTCTACCTACCCAATCTACACTATTACTTACTTCAGGATGTCCACTAAAATTAGGGTTATCTAAATACTGTCGTAAATCTTCTACTGATGTTTTTGGTAATGGGTGGTGTTTCCACTTATGAGGTAGTCTATAAAACTCCTCAGCTATACTATCTAATCTAGTTATTAATGCTCTTTTCTTTATCGGAATTGCTTTCATCGGTCGTAACCTCTCTGTAGTAAACTACTACATCTTTGAGTTCGGTAATATACCTTTTTAACTCTTGCATATTATATGCCATTGTTTCATAATCAGGAATAGTCATAGCAAGGAATACTAGCTCTCCCTCTTGTTCTTCTATAACTGCAAACTGTTCTTCGAAGTTTTCTGGTGTAATAGTTAACCACATGACTTCTTTTAAGTCTATCTCACGAGGCATGATAGGTTGAACTATCGTTCTCTCGATTGGTTTTGCTACTACCTCTATTTGTTTAGTTGGTATTAGGCTGCAGTTGGAGACCATCGTCAAGGTCATCAACAATAACGCTGAGTGCTTCGATGTCTTCCATAATGTGTTTTGTTCCATTGTTTATCTTCCTTTGCATATCAACTGGGTCGCCTATTATTTTGGCAGTCAGTTCATAATTTCTTATAAATTCTGAATATCTATTCAGTTCTCTTTGAGCAGCTTGACTTTTTATAGTCATTTCTTGTAGTTGCTCTGTCTGTAATTTAAAGTCATTAGTCATTACATCTAATGCTTCTTGTTGGGTAGCTACTGCTCCCTCTAGTGCCATGTTATTTGCTTTTAAGGTTATATTTTCTTGGTATAACCAATATCCACCTAGTCCTAGCACTATAATTATTCCTATTAAAAATTGGTTCATAATTGTGTTATCCTGTAGTTAAGTCCTTCTGCTCCTCGTATTTCTACTAACTCATCATCATCTGTCGTAAAGGATATAAACTTATCTTGTTTCTTGTGGAATTTTTTTACTACATATTCCTTATCATCTGAATCTCCCCATATTTGATTATAACTTATTTTTAAGCTATATCTAGGAAAGAAATAATACTTTACACTTAAGTAAGTATCTATGAAGAATTCTTTTACTATTACTAAGAATTGTTTTACTCTGTCCATTCTCCACCTTCAAACATTATTGCTTCAGCTTCTCGTCTACGAGTTAATCCCTCTAAGACTTTTCCACCTGCTTTGTTCCATCTTTTGATTTGATTAGGCACATCAGGATAATCTCCTGCATTTAACCTTTTTAGTAATGTAGATGCTTCTAAATTTGCTGAGCCGAGATTGTATACCCATGAAACTAAGGCATCAAACTGGTTTTGTGATAATGGGCAAGTGACTAAATTATTAATGTAACCTTCATACTCGTGTAATTCTACTTCTAGCATATGGTCAGCATGGTCTTCACTCCATTCATCTCCAGGTTGCACATCTTTTGTGTGTCCATACCCGATTGTCCATACTCCTGCAGGACATTTATATGCTTTTAGCACACAGCCCTCAAAGTGTTTAATTAAGTCTATTCCATATTGTGATGTTTTCATACTTGCTCCTAAGCAATGGGGTGGCTTGAACCACCCCATTATCGTTGACAGTCTATGTAAGATAAGAAATGTTTATTCCGATTATGCTAGCACCAAAACTTAATAAAAAGATTTGATTGACAGCTTCGCAGAACTCTCCATTCTCACATATTGTATCACGAACTTTGATAGCGATTGCTTTCATTTTAGTTTATCTCCAAGATTTTCCTCTTAGAATCTGGAGTTCGTGATAAGTTGATTGTCAGTAATCCGTCTTGTAGATTTACTTTGTCTACTAATAGGTCGGCATTTAGAATAAATCTTCGTTCAAAAGATTTTAGACTAAGACCCTGATGAATAAACTCTTCATCATCACCTAGTTTGTGTTCTTTTTTACCCTTGATTTGGAGTTCTTTGTTATCAAAAACTATCTCCAATTCTTCTTTTTTCCAACCTGGCACTGCGATTTCTATACGATAACCATCGCGCCCTGTTATTAAGTTATATCTCGGATATGCTGTGTCCGTATAAGACGGCAATGTAGGCATATCCAATCCAAGCCAAAATTTACTTAAATCTATACTCATTTTTTATCTCCATAATTCCTTTTCAGTAAATATTTACATCTCCTTTCGGTAGATGCACCAATACGCAAGTGAAACCTATCACTTACAAAATAATTATATCAAATTTTTAACTTGAAGTCAAGAACTATTTTTCGGAGTCATCGAAAGTAAGTAATCCTTCTTCTTCCAAATAGTCTATCGTGCCTCGTATTCCTATTTGCTTTCCACCAAAATAGCAGAACGCACAGGATAAAATTAAAAATATTAAATAGCTTATGTCATTTTCATTCATATACATATTATAGCAACTTTATAACCTGAAGTCAAGGTAAATTTATACCGTAACTTAAAATAGTTCTTGACAGTTCCTTAAAATCTTGATATACTATATGTATGAAATATAAAAGAGCAGTAGAATTATTAGAAAAAGTATTTGATGAACTTCCAGACAATATCGAACTAACTAAAGGTGGTCTGGGAGAGTTAGCGTTAGCACATCATTTAGAACACAATCTTGTGGATGGGGACAAAGGTGCTGATGCAGAATACAATGGTAAACTCTTTGAGTATAAAGTATCTACGACTAACACTTTTAATTTTCATTTTGGAACTAGAAAGAAAGTAGAAGGCACATGGCAAGATACTATTCTTAACAAGTTCTCAAATGTTGCAGGGGCTTACTGTGCAAATAGAGTCGGTATGAAAATTACAGAAGTAGCATATTGTCCCTGCGACATACTTGTGCCGTATCTTATACAGCACTTCGAAAGAACCACAGGTCAACAACTTAACAAGTCTTTTAGCATGAACACTTTCAGAAAGCTAATAGAAAATAGTTCTTGACTTTTAACTCAAATTCGATTATAATATACCTATGACAAAATGGACAATGACAGAAAAAGATTTTCTTAAACGGCATTACAATATTATGCCAACAGAAGATATTGCGAAAAAACTGCGTAGAACTCCGTCTCAAATCGCCTCACAGATATACTATTTGAGAAAACGAGGATGGACTTTTCACAGGAGGTCAGATGCCTAGTGTGAATTTAAGAGGAATGAGTTTTGAGAAAGGACTTCGAATTTTCCGTAAAAAATGTCAAAGAGCAGAGATAAAGGAAAGATGTCGTGAACTTCAGTATTATGAAAAACCGAATACAAAGAAGAATCAAAGAAATAACTATCTAAAACGCACTAAAATTATAGAAGCAAAAAAGCAACAATCTATTGAGCTACGGAGAAAGCAGAGTCATAGATAATAATTTTATGACTATTCCATACCTCCCTTTACAAGCAAGTATAAAATATCGTTTCATAACTCAACTAATCGTAACTGTGTAATATATTTTATCATCAACTCAAGCAACAAAATCCCACAAAATCATACCCCTGAGA